CTGGGGGGACGCCAATAAATAGGCCGAGAGAAAAATCGTCTGCCGCAGATCGCGCCAGACTGGCCTGGTATGCAGAACCCTGACTGTCACCTATCATGATGTTACTGCAATTTGCGGCTGGTTCACTCATGTAGAGATTAGCCGTACTATTAATAAAGTGCGCTGGCACAGATCTCGCTAGCGTACCGTTCCAATTTGGAGATTGAACCTCAACCAACCCTTCAATTGTCGGGTAGGTGAACAAGGCAGCTGCAGGTCGCAGATACCCAGTGGTCGAGGAGTACCAAGCACTATTTGTGGACGTGCCTGGAATTGCCGTAGTTTCAACGGCATTGTTGCCTGAGTTAGAAGCCACTCGGCTAACATATCTAATGGATCCTGTCTGGAACACATATGCACAGGACCACGTATTGATCAAATCCGATCTATTGACGTCCCTCTTTAGGGCTCCGCCAGAACCTGCAGCTTGGGTCACAGGGTAGATCGCATAAGGATAGACCTGGTTGTAATTACCACCCCCCACGGTCATTATGCCACCATTAGTAGCATTATAAAGATTATAGTTGCGCTTAAGGAGAGACCTGATGGACTTCACAGGTTCGCCACTAGTGTACTTCGTGAGTTCATCTATTGGCGCTCCAATTTTTGGTCCCAACGTTACACAGGGGGTTGCAACGTAAGACTCATTCATCTGGGCCGTGCTAGGAGCGTACGGCTCATACGAGATTTGTTGAGGCACAGAGAACTGCAGATCATCAGCTCCTGAAATCTCAACCAAGATGGGAACGTTTGAGGACACCGTGGTGGGGGCAACCAGGACGTCCAGAACATAGACAGCAATCAACCCCGACGCCATGTTCGCGAGAGCCCACGGCTGGGGAAGGACATAGGGACAACAAACGGAGAACTCACCCGTAGAGCTAACATCCACGATCTCGCGGTAAACCAATTCACTCAGCGAAAATGTGGAAGTAGCAGCAGTTCCGGGGTAGAACACCACCATAAGACGACCTTTTTGGAGCTTCGTCTTTACCATCTTAAATTTGAACTCGATTCCTCCTCTCCAACGAAAGAAGTTGCTGGCCACAAAGGACATGGGGACAAAGGTCACCCCCTTAGACCAAGCTGTCGAGTATAACGACTGAACGGGAGCTGACCACAAAAGTGTTCCTGTTGCTGCGCTAGTGTTCCACACAAAGGACTGGTAGAACGCAGGAATTTTCTTCAAGTAGTCAATGGACATTTCATCCACGTTCGTCGGCAAATTTGGGGACGGAGAGACCGAGTTCGTAGAGAACAAACCGAGGGGCTTCGCGTAATGGGCAACGTCTGAAACCGCGTTAAAAGATCCAACATCTCGGTGCATCCTCATGGGAGCTGCAAGTGCCAGTGGCTTCGAAAGGCCAAAAACATCAAGTGATCCAGCGACGAGCCGGCTAAACCACGAGACGTTACTCATAGCACTATGTAGGGCGGGAACCTGGCCCATAATATTAGCAGCTTTTCCTATCTTCCCAACGAAACTCGAAATAGGGCCAACTCCAAGGTCTTTTGCCTCTTCATCAGTAGCCGCTTGGTTGACCGCTGCCGATCCAAGCTTTATGTTCTGCAAACTACCGAAAACAGTGTATCCGCACGTGGTTGAACCTCCGCTACCTGGGTCTAAGGCAGAGTAAGGTATCAAACCAATGAGTCCTAGAGATTGGGTCATGGTGTTGGTCAAGGTCGACCATTGCACCATAGGCAAAACGGAGGTGTAAGGTATGTGGAGGGTTACGTGAGTTTGTGTGGCTAGATCCAGCTCTACATGGGGCAACTGGGTGATCTTGGTCAAGTTACAGGTGTGCATGTTTCTCCAAAGGGGCAACTGATTAGCATCCGTGGGGGACAGAACTCCTCCATGGGGCAACCAAAACATTATATACCTCCCTTGCTGAAAAGGGTCGGCATTCGCCTGCAACGTCACTTCAAAGTCGGCCTTGAAGGTGTAAATATTGGTCATCCTGCTCTGTTTAGGACCAGAGAAAACACTTGATAAGTCAGCCGACCAAATGATTCCTGAATCAGCAGCAGAGAACACGCTACTGTTTAACAGAGTGGGCCTAGCCAGGAAATCCGGAATAGTGGTCGTTCCAGCTCCTGATATATCATAAACAAGTCTATCCATGTCAGACACCACTGGAACAATGCGAGCATCGTAACCAGAAGAGTCATCAGCAAACATCGTTGTAGGATTGTGGGTCGTACTCTCGGACGCGGAGACCTGAGTAATTCCTTGCAACGTGGGGGGGGACTCGGGGTTGGGCGTAGAAGATTGATTAACAGAAAAAGAGGTAAAATCGTAGTCAAACCAAATTCCCGTCTTTTTGACGAGAGAGTCACCAACTTTCGCATGGACGCGTCCCAAGAAACTGCCGAAGTAGTCAATTGGGCGGAAAACCGTGCCAGCACACTGGCGTTGAATAGATTTAGTAGATTCCATATTGCGTTAATATTCTTGGCATGCCGCCTGGGTATTGCAACCACTGCGCTCATAAACACTTTCACTCGGCGAGCTGCGGAGAGAAAGGGAAGTCATATTGGCCTCCAAGTCAGGAACGATAGTAGTCCCATTCACGAGTTTAACGACATCTGGGGTCGGTTCCTCACCCTGAGTGAACCATCCAATAAGACAGGCGCGACGTGTCTCTTTTTGACTTGAACCACGATAGACGTACAGTGGCCCAAGTTTCCTCAGTATGATCGGCAAGAACTTGTCCCAATCAGAGGACGGCCTAAAAGACAATTCCTTGATAGCATTATCGCCTCTCTGCCTCATGACAGTCAACTCATCGCCCTTCTTCGTATAGCAAACCATATTCAAGATTACCTCTATCTGCAGGCAACCATAGTAGACACCGTCCTCGTTGCAAAAGATTGACTCCCTCTTCAAGAGAGTCCTATCCTCAGCGGGGTCAAAAGGAACAACATCCAC